AGAGTACCGGAAGATTATTTCTGATCTCTCAACGCCTTTGAAAGCACTAAAATGGTTTGACAGTGTTCTTCAAGAAGGAGAAAACGCTGATAAGATTGAAAAATATAAATCTTCTGGTCAATTAGAACCATAGGAGATTGTTATGGAAAACGCTACCCAGCAGGATGCGTTGGAATCAGAAGAGGTTGTAGAGCAACCTGTAGAAGATGAAAGCGTAGAAGAATCTAATACTCGCCCTCTTTCAGATAGAGACAAAGCATTAGAAGAGATCTATAATAGGCGAAGAGAAGAAGAGTACACAGAAGAAGAAGAGGTTTCTCAAACCCCTGATGCACCAGTTTGGCATGATGGTGAAAAATGGTTAACTAAAGTAAAAGTAAACGGAGAAGATATAGATGTTCCGTTTGATTCTTTAAAGTCCTCTCATCAGAAAGATAGAGCTTCTCAAGAAAAATTTCAATCCGCTGCTATTAAAGAGCGAGAGCTTATGTATCGTGAGCAGCAGATACAAGAACAACTTAAACAATTAAATTCTCAGCCATCTAATCAGGACGTTGAGCAAGAGGAAGAAGTTAGTGATGTTGGAGACATTGTCGAAAAATATCATGAAGCATTATTCCAAGACGATGCAGCGGAGGCTGCTAAACTACTCAAAACCTTGGCAAATAGTGGGCGCAGTAATGCCACCCAAAATGTAGAAGAGGTTGTAAATCAGGCTATTTTATCTCACGAAGCGAGAAAAAAAGCAGAGCGAGAGCACATTGAGAGAGCCGCGTATCAGGCAGAATTAGAAGATGCTGTTAGATCTTTTCAAGATAATTTTCCAGATATCGCAGAATCTGAAGAGCTCAAAGCAATAGCAGATAGGAAGACGATTACCCTGACTCAGGAAAATCCTGATTGGACACCGTCCCAGATTATCAATGCAGCTGCTGAATATACTCGTGAGTGGTCTGGAGTTAGACCTGAATTAAATGGTAGGTTAGAGCGCAAGAAAAAAATTGTGCGACAACCTAAATCTGTTATGGCTTCAGCTTCAACTGGTAAGGACAATACACCATTGTCTCCTTCACAGATTGTAGCAGAAATGCGACAAGCTAGAGGTCAAACTATATAACTCTTTTGGAGGTTAATTATGGCTGGACAAGTATGGTCAGTTAACACTTCTGGTGGTTATATGTATGCCGATAATCTGAGCCGACTGCTACGCATGTCAGTTCAGCCTATGGTCAAGTTCCGTCAGTTCTGCGATGTAAAAGACGCAGCGCATCAGGGCTTGCACCGTGGTGATACATACCATTGGAACGTGTACAGTGACGTTGCCACTCAAGGCACGACACTGACTGAAACTAGTACTATCCCAGAAACCTCGTTCACTATTTCTCAGGGAACAATGACCATTACGGAAGCTGGCAACAGTGTACCGTTTACTGGTAAGTTGGATGATCTCTCCGAGCAACCTGTGGCCGAAGTTATCAGGAAAGTACTTAAAAATGACGCTAAGAAAGGTTTTGATAATCTTGCTTCTAATCAGTTCAACGATTGTAAATTACGCGTTGTTCCGACTAGTGGCACGAGTACTACCGCTCTTACGTTGACTACTAACGGTGTCGCTGGTGTCACCAACAATATCGCTCTTGGTAAGGAGCACGTTAAGTTGATAACTGATACTATGAAAGAGCGTAACATCCCAGCATATGCTGACGATGATTACTACGCACTTGCATGGCCGTCAACCTGGCGTACTCTTAAGAACGATCTGGAAAGCATTAAGCAGTATATTGATGCGGGATTCCAGATGATCATGAACGGCGAGATTGGTCGTTATGATGGCGTTCGGTTTGTAGAGCAGACTCATGTGAAAAAGGGTAGTTTAGGTACGGCAGGTACCGTAAATGTAACGTCTACATGGTCAAATGCAAAGTCCGATTGGGCTTTCTTTTTCGGTGAAGATACTTGCGCTGAAGCTATTGCCATTCCTGAAGAAATTCGCGGGAAAATTCCTGGCGATTTCGGACGGGACCGTGGCGTGGCCTGGTATTATTTGGGAGGTTTCGGCCTCGTTCACACACAAGCAGCCCAGTCACGTATCGTGATGTGGGACAGCGCGGCTTAAGGAGATATTATTATGAGTTATAGTAATCCACGAGAATATCTTTATGAAGACGCTCTAGTCACCGATTTTGCTGCTGGCACTGGTGTCGCTTGGAGTTTTAAAGGTCCAAGTGGTAAGCAGGGTAGTTTGAAAAACATTGGTGTTTATGTTACTGAAACTTTTGCAGATGATACCATCACTGGGAAGGTTTTAGTTGGCACGACTGCTGATCCGAACTATTACGGTCAGCTTGAAATCGCCGATACTACTGCGGCTACTGATACATTTAATAACCAAGACGACACCAACTGCGTCATTATCGAGGCTCTTCCGGCTGATACACAGATTGAAGTTACTTATGTTCAAGCAACTGATTCTGGCACAGCGGCTGGTAAAGGCAACGCATATGTCGAAGTTGAGTGGTACTGATAGGAGGTTTTATGAAAGATGGTGCAAGCGGTAAAATGCCTGATAATGGTTTGACTGAGAAATCGTCATTTGCTGGTGAATCCAATGCCTCTCTTGGCATGGACAGCAAAGGCAAAGATCAGAAGCCTATCGGTATTGTTAAAAAAAGTGTTTCGTGCTCCCATGGGAAGTTCGAGATGGCGTAATTGAAAAGGGGGAGGGCAACCTCCCCCGATTCATTTTAGGAGAATCAAGTGAAAATTAATTCTATTACAGCTTTTATTGGTGGTAAAGTAGAAACGCCAGTTGAAGGATATGGGTTTACTGAGCCTAAACAAAAAGGCTATACAAGCGGTGACCAATTGTTTGATGCTAGAGCAATGGAGTATAGGGATGAGCAGCCAAACTCTAACAATGAAGCTAGAGTTAATGGTAAAATGGTTCGCTCAGGTATGTCTGTATCTGGATGGGGATTCTAATGGCAATATCAACAGCAAGACAGAAAGCACTACGTGCTGAGATGAAAAGACGGCTTCAAATAACAGCTAATCGTAGAGGAGCCATGAAGAGGGTTGGTGGACAGCATAAAAATGTAGGAAGCGTAAAGGGTTCTGCATTTCGTCCAACTATGGCTGGATTTAAAGATCTAAATAAAGAGGAAATACAGTTTATTAAAGGTGAAAGATCTGCAAATAAAACCTCTGGTGATACTAAAAAAGTTTATAAATCAGCATTTAAAGCTGGACATACAGATACCAAAGATACCAAAGCAAGAACATCTTTAGTAACTCAAGCTAAAAAACTTAAGATGAAGGGCATTGCTAAAGGTGGTACAGTTGGTAAAGGTACTCATGCTTCAGGAGCTGCTAGAAAAGAAGCCGCAGCATGGCGGAAAAAGCATGTAGATGCTTTAAAGAAAAAGCACAAGATTGGTGCCGGTAGTACTGCTGCACAAAGAACTGCTTTTAAAAATGCACGAGGAAAAGTTATCAAGCGACACGCTAGTATGACAAAGAAATCTTGAGAATAATAAAAGTTCCTGAAAAGGAAATAGAAGATTTTACTCCAGAAGATTTTGGTGGAGTAAGAAAAGAAAAAACAGTTTGTGTAATTAGATATGGAGCTTTCGGAGATATACTGCAAACAAGTTCAGTATTACCTTTATTAAAAGAGCAGGGTTACAGGGTGTGCGTAAATACCCAAGAAGTAGGAAATGATATATTAAAATCAAATCCTTATGTAGATGAGCTTTTAATACAAAGAAAGAATCAAATCTATCCTGATAGGCTTGAAGAGTATTGGGTTAACTTTGATTCATTATTTGATAAGGTAATTCAATTCTCTGAATCTATAGAAGGAAGCCTTCTTCTTGTTGGAGATAGAACAGAGGGCCTAAAAGATGGGCCAACTCTAATAAAAGGTGATGAGAGATTTAACTGGGATAAGGAAAGGATTCATGCAGAGTGTAATGTAAATTACATGGAAAAGATGCATGATATTGCAGGGGTCGAACATAAGTTTGAACCATTATTTTATCCAACCAAGAAAGAAAAAGTATGGGCTCAGGAATGGAAAAGGAATAGAGTTAGAACAAAATATTTAGTGATGAACGCTTTGTCTGGATCTTCCGTTCATAAGGTATGGCCGTGGAATGATTCTTTAATTGATAAGATTATAGGAACAAGAAAGGATGTTACTATAGTTACTGTTGGAGATGAGGCATGCAAAATTCTAGAGCAAGGTTGGGAAAAAGAAAGAAGGGTTATAACTAAATCAGGATCTTGGTCTATAAGAGAAACATTAGCAGTTGCTAAGTTATGCAATGCTATAGTTGGTCCAGAAACTGGAGTGTTAAATTCTGTATCTTCAATAGCAAGTATACATAAATCTTTATTCCTTTCTCATTCGTCAAAAGAAAATTTAAGCAAGCATTGGAAAAATACCACCTCATTTGAACCTTTCGATGCGGAGTGTTATCCATGNCATAAGCTTCATCATGGGTTTGATACTTGTACAAGAGATGAGGAAACGGGTGGCGCTTTATGCGCTTCAAAAATATCACCAGGTAAAGTTTACATGGATATAGCGAAGAATTTAAAATGAGCACTTATCTAGTTTTATGCCAAGACATGGCCAGAGATATAGGAATTCCTGGAACAGGACCCTCAAGCGTTACCTCTACTTCTTTGTCAGAAGAGGAGAATGCTGTTGTTCGTTATATAAAGAATGCTGATCTTGATGTTCAGAGAAGGTGGTTTAACTGGGATTTTCTATGGGGTGAAACTACTATTACTCCGTCTGTTGGAACCTCAACTCTTACATCTCCATCAGACCTAGGCAACTGGAATCTTAACTCTGTTGTTTGGTCTAAAACTACAAGCTCTTACCAAGAGTTAGAATATATAGATTGGGATCAATATAAACTTGAGTATAAATTAGGGTCTATAGACTCAGGAACTCCTGAACTTTTTTCTGTAAAGCCTGATAATGTGCTAGATGTTTATCCAACTCCAGATGCCACCACCACTATATCAGCTGACTATTGGAAGACTCCAACAGAGCTTGCAGCTGATGCAGATATATCAGCTATACCTCCTAGATTTCACAGCATTATTATTGCAAGAGCTAAGATTTATTATGGAGAGAATGAAGATGCTCCAGAAATATTAAGCGGTGCATTAGCTACATTTGAAGATCTACTTGACAAGCTTGAGTCTGATCAACTGCCTGGGCAAAAGAATAGAAGGTTCTCTAGAGTTCAAGATCTATTTAATTATACAGTTACTCCAGAATGACAAAGCTACGTAATAGAGGGTTAGCTCCTTCAGGATTAAAATCTAATTACTTTCCGCTAACTGGCGGATTGAATATGGTAGATCCTGCCCTGTCTATTACGCCCGGTGAGTGTGTATCTGCTAATAACTTTGAAGTTGATATAAGGGGGAGATATCAAAGGATTGATGGATACGAAAGAGCTGATGGACAAACTCTTCCATCAGAGATTACGTATTATAGAATTCCATTTACATTGGGAACATCTAGAGACTCTGTTTTTGATAGCGCTTTTAGTTCTGCTTTTGATATGCAGATTCCTTCAACGGGTGACTTAGTTAAGGGAGAAACTAGCGGAGCTTTAGGGTCTATACTGCAAGTAAGCATAGAAGATGTTACAGGAGACGCATCAGCTGGATCATTTGCGGGCTCTGATGCTGAAGGATATATTTATTTTATTGTTGTAAGCGGAACTCTTCAAGATGGAGAGACTTTGTTATTTTTAAATAAGGACAGCGCTTTCGGCGTTGCATTCAATGTGGAGTTTAGTTAATGGGAACACCAACAGCTTTAAGACAAACTAGGGCATACCTAACTGGAACTAGTTTTGCCAATAATACAACCGGTGCTATTACAGCGCAGATGGTTAGGCAATTTACAGAATCCGGTATGGGAGGATATGCTTGTATAAATAATGCCGCAGGGGATGGAACCCCGGTAGCACAAGCAGTGGCTAATGCAACTACAGTAACTGTAGATTGGTCTTTAGGATCGTCTGGATCGGATGTAGCACAGGATACTGGAACCGTGTCAGCAACAACTGTTGGAGCGGATGCTGATTTTGCAAATGATCAGATTAGAATATATGATAAAGGATTCTATGCAGTTAATTGCAATATATCACTTAAGCAGGCAGCAACAGCTAATATAATTTGGACTGCAATGATATCCACTGACAATACTGGAGGCTCAACTGTAGATACTCCAGCACTTAAATCCTCTCAGTATATAACAAATGCTAATGACTCTGGCAATTTCAACATGTGTGGTATAATTGATACTACTGGTCATACAACTTACACAGATGTATATGCTAGAATAAAACATGACAATGGTAGCAGCCAAAATATGTTACTATGGTTTGGGCAGTTAATGGTATACAGGATTGGTTAATGGGGCTTTATGCTACCTCTCTATCATATGGACCTCCAGTACTAAGGGACGCTGACGCAGATGCTTCTCTTGTTACTGAACTTCAAACAGCTATAGAGGACCAAAGAAGTAATATAAATATAGTGCCCGGAGAGGGCAGTGTTTTAGGTGTATGGGTGTTTAGTGGTAATATTTATGCCTTTAGAAATAAAACCGGCAACGCTACAGCCGCCATGTATAAATCTACAACTACAGGTTGGGATGAAGTAGACTTAGGAACTGCTTTAAATTTTGATGGTACAACTACAAATGGAGAATTTATAGTTGGTTCTGTTATAACAGGTGCTGGCGGTGCAACGGGAACAATTGCTGGAGTTTCTTACTATGGGCTTTGGGAGACAGGCGCTAAAGGAACGGTTGTTCTTACTGGAATAACAGGCACCTTTGTAGATGATGAGGCCCTATCATCTCCAACTTTAGCGTTTGATGCGGGAACATCAGAGATAAAAAAAGATGATGTAATAACAGGCGCCACTTCTGGTATAACTGCAACAGTAAAAAAAGTTACTATATCTTCTGGAGCTTGGAGTAGTAGCGATGCTGTTGGTTATTTTTCCATAACAGGGAATACTGGGACTTGGACAGATGGAGAAAAGATACAGGTCTCTAGCGCAGATAAAGCGGATGTAAATGGCGCGTCTCAACCCTCTTCCAGAACCCTAGCCAAGGCTGATGGAACACAGTATGCCCAAACAATAGAGCCTGGCGGTAAATATGAATTTATAACCTACAATTTTAGGGGTGATACCGCTGGTATAACCATGTATGGTGTGAATACTGTTGGTAACGGTTTCTCTTGGGATGGTACAACCTTTATAAAGATAAAAACTGGGACAACAACAGATACCCCAGAGCATGTTATAGCCCATAACAAACATTTATTTTATTCTTATCCTGGAGGTTCTATACAACACTCCAGTATAGGAGCGCCCACTCAGTGGAGTGCAATAACGGGAGCAGCAGAGCTTTCAGTTGGAGATGTGGTATCAGGATTCTCCACAGAAGTAAACGATGTAATGTCCATCTTTACAAAAAATGAAACATTCATGTTATATGGATCATCAGCTGCTGACTGGAATCTAAGGAGATTTCACCAAGGAACGGGAGCGGTCCCATATACATTACAGAAGATGGATCAAACTTTCTTCTTGGATGATAGAGGGATTACATCTATCTTTACTGTTCAGGCATTTGGAGACTTCCAATCTGCCGTAGCGTCAGATTCTATTGATCCTTATATACAGAAGAAGAAAGATAACGCCATTCTTTCTGTAAAGGTAAGAGGTAAAAATCAGTATAGACTATACTTTGACGACAAAACAGGTATAGAGATGACCTATATAAACAGGCAGAATCAAGGGATAATGCCGTTTACTATGAAAGATCAAATATCTGCTGTATGTTCTGCTGAAGATTCTAATGGATTCGAGGTTGTATACGGTGGATTCTCTGATGGGTATGTAAGAAAGATTGATTCAGGAACCAGCTTTGATGGACAATCTATTCCATCCTTTATTAGAACAGCGTACCATAACTATGGTTCACCACAAACTAAAAAAAGATTCCGCGATCTTAATCTAGAAGTTAATGCAGACACTTCAACAACCTTAACAGTGCAGCCAAGCTTTGATTTTGGTGGAACCTTTACACCAAGAAGCTCTCCATCAGCATCTTCTTATACTGTAAATGTTACCGCTGATCAATGGAATGAGGATGATATATCCAATGATTCCACAGGAGTAACAGTGGTTGCATCTGAAAGAATTAAAATAAACGGCATAGGAACTAACATGGGTCTCATTATCAAGAACGAATCAATCTATGATAAACCAATTACGCTTCAAGGTGTGGTTGTAAACTATTCTCTTAGAGGAATTAGGCGATGAATATTCCAAAGACAAGGGGCAAGACAAGTCTTGCATATGTAACCAATGAAGAGCGTAAACTTCTAAGACGTAGAGATGCTGTAAAGGGTTCACCTAATGCTAAGACCTCTCCCCAAGGAATTGCTCGTTTAGAGGCTGATGGAGGTGGCGATGACTATCTAGCGGACATGGAGAGAGCTAGAGTCCTTAGAGAGAAAGAGAAAGCCCTAAAGGATGCAGGCTTTATAGAATCTATGATCATGGGCGGTGGCGAGGAAGGTGGCGGAGATATGGGATATTTCCACCCTGGGAAAAAACTAGGTGCTGGATATGTTGGCGCTCCTACTACTCCAACCTCAGCATCCAGACCAATTGGTATATCTTCTAGAGATTGGGGTAAGACAGCAGCGGTTGAACCTATAACAGCCCCTATAACAGCCCCTATAACAAAGGCTCCTACAAAATCTGCTTCCAAGAAACCTAAGAAGAAACCTAAGAAGCCTTATACTCCTGTACCAGGCATAGACTATGATGCGGACCCTCTTCCTGGAGACTATGCTACTCCCACTACTCCCACTACTCCCGCTTCCGGCGGAGGTGGTGGAGGTGTCAACGCTACTATAGATCAATCACAACTTCAGCAGCCAATGCTAGATGAGATCGTTGCTGAAGGAGTTAACTCAGAGCTTCTGGAAACCAGGCTAACCAACCTTGTTAATAAAAACAATCCCTTATTCAAAGCTGCAACCACAAAGGCAATGCAAGCTATGGCTGCTCGCGGGTTAGTTAATAGTTCTATTGCAGAAGAAGCTGTAATGAATGCAATCTTAAGTGTAGCAATACCTATTGCTGAGCGTGATGCCTCCGCTTATATGAATCAGAGAATGCAGAACCAGGCTTATAGTAATGAGTTCAAGGCTCAGCAGAACCAAGCATACTATGCTCAGTTCATGCAAAAACTACAGCACTCAATGGACACAGCTATGAGACAATTAACTGAACGATCAGCTAACTGGAGAGCTGTGCTTGCTCAACGTGGGGCTATAGCTACTACGTCAGGCATGGATACAGCTGCAACAGAAGCGGCAATGGGGGCAGTAACCCCGGATTGGTGGGCATAATGGCTAGAACATATAGAACTTCCGGAGTAAATACAGACGGTACTTCAGTCTTAGCCGCAACACCTAAAAAGAAAAGCAAGAGCCCGAAGCTTTGGACTGCCATTGGCATAGGAGCATTAGCTATAGGAGGTCTTGCAGCTTATGGTGGATGGGGTTCTACTGGCGGTGGAGGATTCCTTAGTAGTTTGAAAGGTGGGTGGGGTAAGTTGTTTGGGGGGGCTACTGCTGCTACTGCTGCTACTGGTGGTAGCACTTTTTCTAGCAAACTTATACCAGCAACCGCAGGTTTAGCAAGCAAAATTCCATCAGCTTACTCTTCTGCCGGAACTTCATCTTTAGCTACTACAGGAGCTTCAGCAGCTGCCTCCGGAGGTGGACTTAAAGGATTCTTCTCAGGCTTAAGTAACATGAGTAGTGGATCGGCTTACTTATGGGGGAGTGCCTTACAAACAGTTGGAAGCCTTTTGGATTCGTCAGACGAAGACATGCTAGCTTTTAATACAGCTCAACATGAAGATCAAATGGATTATAGATACGCGGCTCTTGAAGAGCAAAAGAGGGCGGCAGAAGCCGCCCTTGCAGCAGAAATAGAAGCTGCTAAGGCCGCTCAAGAAAGCAGGAATAGGGAGGGTGCTATGGCTTCAACATTTATGGGGCATACATCTCCTATAATGGGTAGTGAAGAAGGCGTTTCTGGCGTTACTCCTGGCTATACCCCTAAGAAACCAAAGACTTATCCAGAATTTCACCCATCTGGTGGATTAATTTCAGCAGGTAGCGTAGCATGATAAAAGAACAAGCAAGGCCAATGCCTATACCGACAGGCAATACAACTGCTAGTGCAGAAGAACAAGAGATGAGTGAGGCTGGCATGGAGCTAGCTTCAGCAGAAGAGATTGAACTAGCTAAGGGTGTTGTAGAGAATGTAGTAAAATACATTTATTCTGATGGAGCTCCAGATATAATTGAAAAGATAAGCGATGGGAATCCTCAAAGTCTTGGGGAGGTTGCTGGAAATCTAGTGACTAATGAGATAGCTCTTGAGGAAGAGGAAGGAAGAGACATCTCCCGCGATATCGAAGTAGAGATTATGACAGAGATTGTGCATGAACTCACCGATCTAGCAATGTATGAAAAGATTGTTGACTTACCAGATGAGCGTAGTGAGCAGACCTTTATGGGCGAGGCTCTTACCTATGCTATAGGGTCGGCTATGGAATCTAATGATCCTCAGTTTACCCCAGACTCTATGATGGAAATGGTTACCAACATGATAAACACCAGCTCTCAATCAGGACAACCAGTAGATGGGGTGATGGCTCCGCAGGAGGTAATCAATGGGGCTTAATTGGAGTAAAGGTTTAATAGCAGCAGGGTCTGGACTAAAGGAATACTCAGCAATAAAAGCTAAAGAAGAGTACATGGCCGCAGCATCTGCAACCGCAACCGCTAAGGATGTAATGGGCGGATATGAAACTTTATATAAAGGTGTAAATGATGAAATCAATTCTATAAATTCTCGCAACCAAATGGGTGGCGCGGTTGATCCTACTTTACAACCAAGGTTAGATGATTTATATAAATACCAAGGAATACTTGCAAAAGCTATAAGGACTAGAAATCCTATACCGGATGAGATACTTGCACAACTAACATCTACTAGTGGTGATACAACGCCTGATGAAGTGATTGAGGATGACGCTGAAAGCTGGTTAAGCAAGGTCTGGTCTGATATTGGCCCAGTCTCTAAGAAAGGATGGGAATTTTTAAAAGAATATTACTATGAAAGCTGGGATAAAGATGACATAGAAATGCCGCTTACTATATCATCAGAAGAAAAAGAAAGAATTACACGTTGGGCAAAGACTAACTGGGATAAGATAAAGGATAAGATTAAATCTAATCTAAATGAAACCAACAGTGGAGAAGGAGCTCAAACTCCTGGAGGTTTTATTGGTGAAGATTTATCATCTACTTCACAGAATCCTCAAGGACTTATTTCGGAAGGGGAGATTGCAGCAGATGAGCTAGCAGCTCTTGATCAACGATTCTCAGCGGGAGGTATATCTGATCCAGGATCAACCGCGCAAGCAGGCATTGGAATGTCAGAAGAGGGGCTGACTCAGTTAATAAAAGAAAACACGATACAGCAGGATGAGGGTGTACAGCAAGCAGAACAACTGAATAAATTTATAGGATCAGAAGAAGCTATAAGCTCATTAGGAGCTATAGGTGGACCAGTGGCTGAGCCAGCAGGTGAGTCAACCATAGTTGAATTCATCATAGGAAATCCTTCATCTAAAATTAAAGTATCGTCTCCAGAAGTAGAGGAGAAAAAATCAATTTCTATATCTAATGCTCTAGGAGCTATTAGAAATGTTGAGTCTAATGTCAATGGGTATAATGCTGTAAAAGGATCTAAGTCTGGAGATAGAGGGTTAACTACTTCTACAGTAGGAGAGGCTGTAAAGAAACACAAAAACAAGGCAATAGGTGTTGGCCAGTTTAAGTATAAGGAGTTCATGGTTCCGACTGCTAAGAAGTGGTTTGGAATGACAGAGGCACAGCTTAAGAAACAAATACTTACACCCCAGTTCCAAGATGCTTTAGTTATAGCTGGACTATATGACGCTGGCTTAGAACAGTATGCTGAAGGAAGTATTAACTTAGATCAATTCCAAAAAAGAATTGCAAATATCTGGAGAGGACTACCACCTGATAAGGACACAAAGAAAGGAGACGTTACTGATAAGTATGGCAACATAGCTGGAATGTCTGGAGAAGACTTACAGAACAGAATGCAAAAAGGATTACTGAGTAACTAATATGTCTAGACCTATAGAAAGAATTCTTACTGAAGGCTCTTTCGGCTACGAAAATTATCAGCCACTAGTTCCAGATAACACTTCTAAAGAATCTGATGAGGCTGGACGATTTGGTGCGTCTGTAGATTCAATGCAGTACCTTATTGGTAGTGCGTTAGAATTTGGATCAGAGTCTGCTGGTTTTGAAAATCTTTCTGCTTATTTCGCAACAGTAAGGAGTAAAAATAAAGCAGAACTAGAGGAGTATCAAAGGGTAACATTTAAAGATTCTAAAATTTTTGATGGTGATGATGACTCTAGTAATAATTTTTCTAAATATCTTTTTGATCTTATAGTTATTGATGGGGCAAGCATGGTAGCTACTGGTCTTGCCGCTATGGGAGCAACAGCTCTTACTGGGGGTGGAGCAGCTGGAGTAATGGCCGCTATGGTGGGGGCTGGTGGTGCATCTTTCTTGCTTAACTCTGGAGAGACTTTTGCAGAATCTGTTGAAGCTGTGGGTAAAAAGAATGTAGACAAGGGTCTAGTACTTGGAGCATCTTTAATCATGGCGGCTCTTGATGCCGCAGTTCCTTTAAAAGTTGCTGGAGCAGTATCAAAAACTCTAAGGGGGAAATTAAATGCCGCCTCTGCAAAACAATTGGGAAAGGATAGCATTTTATGGAGAGCAACTAAGCAAGCAGTGAAGGGTAGTTTTTCTGAAGGATCTACCGAAGCAATGCAGGAGATAATAAAGGTAGCCTCCATTAATCTACAAGAAGGAAAGGATCCTTTCGATTTTTCTAAAGAACAAATTGAAGGATTTAAAGAAGCCGGAATTGGTGGAGCAATTTTAGGTGGAGCAGTAATGATTGGAACCTCTCAAGTAGGGGCCAAGTTAGCTAAGGAAATAAATCCTAGAAAAGAAGAAGCTGTTGATGAAATAAAATCTGAATTAAAATTAAAGAAAGCAGAGCTTAATGCGGAAAGAGATGAGCTTTCTAAACAGCCAAGAACAAGAGAGAATATAAAAAAATCTAGAACTATACTAGATAAAATTAGTGTACTAGAAAAAGAAGCTAATAAAAAAGAAACAAAGGTATGGAGTGCGAAGTCTCTTGATGAGGTCAATAAACTTGTACCAATTAAAGAAGAGGAAGCAGCAAAAGAAGGTGAAGGTGAAAAAACTTTAGATGAACAGATAGCTGAAGGCTTAACCCTACAGCAAATAAAAGACTCTGATAAATTAAGACAAGCCGAAAGAGCTACGCAGCCTGAGACAGTTCCACTTAAGCCAGTTGATGTTGCTAGTGCGACAGCTGACGCAGCTCCAGATCAACAGCCTGATCTTGCTAATGCAAATAAAGATGCAGCCCCTGTAGTAGTTGCCCCCAATCTACCATTTAAATATGATGGGGGAGAAATTGAAACTACTATTACTCCTGAAGAAGCAGAAGTTAGAGAGGAAGCTAGAGTAGAAGCAGAAAGGATTGCATCTCTTACCCCAGCTGGTACTGAAGGAACCCCTGTAAGAACCCCGCAGCAACAAGTCATCACCTCTGGAGGGCCTGCAACTGCGCCAGTAGGTACTGAGAGAGGTCGATCCGCCACTCAAGAACAACTTGATGCCATCCCCCCGTTTGAAAGACCGTATCCAGGAGAAGTTCCTGGGTTACCGGCAGCACCCAAAGAAGGTGCAGCACCCCAACCCTCCCCACATACACCATCCTTTGAGATAGATTCTCGAAGAGGTCTTCCCGTTGTTCCAAAAGATCCTAATCGTAGTCGAGGCCCTTACTCTACACTGAGAGAAGAGAGGCGTATAGCAAGGGAAACAGAGGCGAAGAGACAAGCCGAAAGAAAAACTCAGCCTATCATTACCCCAGTTGTTGGAGAGGTAGTAACTTTCGGAGAGATATTAATAACTGCTCCAGATATTGAAGCAGCTAAGTATGCTAAGCAAAGAAAAGATATAGAAGATGAGGCTGATAAGGCTTACAATGAAGCGTATAACGAGGCTCAATTAAATTATGGATATGGTCACGAAGAGGCAAGCAACTCAGGGGAAGAAGCTTATCAAAGAGTGATGCAAGAAGGTGGTGATGGAAGGAAAAGGTTGTATTCTTCTCCAGAAGCAAGAGCCAAGGCTGAGAAAGAAGCCGCCGCTGATAGACAGAAGCGTAAGGATACTATAACAGCCCAAGCAACTATGGAGCTTGAGGCTCAAGAGAAATTTGAAAAGGATGAAACTAGTAGATTAAAAACTCTTGCTGAAGAGAAGGCAGAGAACTTTATGGACTGGCTCAATACTAAAGATCCTGATCCAACCATTGAAGAAATTGAAGCNAGAAGGAAATCAGATATTGAATCTTTAAGAGGTAGCATTGAAGGAGATCCAAAGCTTGGGGGTGTTGCAGCTGCTAATACTTATCGAAAGATTGCAAACAGAGAAAGAATAAATAAAATACTTGAGAATAGAAATGTTAATTTTGCTACCACACCTGAGCAGAAGGGTCAGATAGAGCCAGACAAGAAAGCTAAAGCAAAGACTAAAGCAGCTCCAAAGGCTACTACTGAAAAGGCCCCACCTAAAGGTGGTGTTGGTTCCTCTGGCGCACCAACCCCAGCAGATGCAACACCTGCCGCTACTGAAGAAAGCGTTCCTGTTGTTGATCCAAGAATAGAAACTGCTGAACCTGGTTCAACTATAACTATCTACGATATGGAGGGGAATCCACAAGAGGTTGAACTTGTACGTGTTAAAGGGGATTCTATTATTGTAAGAACTGCTGATGGAGATGAGCAGCTTATTTCTTATGATATTGATCTTCAAAATCCTAACAGCCCAGATTATGTTATAGTTGGATTTGAATTTAAAGGAGAGCCTAAAACTGTAAAAGAGCTTTCAGATAAAGAGTTAAATGATATAGAAAGTAAGTCTCAAAAGGCAATTGAAAATCTTGTTGCTGAAGTTGAGACTGGCACTACAAGTAATATGAGTCCATTTACTTCTTATAAAATATGGAAGCATAACAGGAATGCCATAAGAGCTGAGAAAGCTAGAAGGGCTAAGCCTGTTGAACCAGCAGCGGCTGCCCCCGTTGAGACCAAGAAGACTCCCACCCAAGCAGACGCTACTCCTACTGTTGGTGATACACAGGCAAAAGTTCCTGATATTTCAAACGTCACTGTTGTTGCTGATGATCCTCTTGATGTAGCTGATCGTAAACGTATTAGCGAGCTTCAAAAGCAGCAGGAGGTAATAGATGATTCTTTAGCTGACAATGAGCCATCAGGTAGAAACCTAGAACATGAAAAGCTTAGGCTAGAAGAGCTGGACATAGAAATAGAAATGAGGGAAAGAGGGATTTTAAGAAGAGGGTGGGATCTTGAAGAGCGCAGAACAAACTCCGACTTAGGGGGCGAAAGCAAGAATCCTCTTCCTGAATTGATAGAAACAAGAGATCAAGTCAAGAAAAATATTGCTCGTATGGAGGCAGATACCACTCCCGCCCAATCAGATGTAACTCCTCCAGTAACTACTACTAAGGAAGCAGAGCCTGCTCCCAAGCCTGTTGCTACTGAAAAGCCTACTACTACTGACAAGGAAGCTACTACTACTAAGGAAACTCCTGCTACTACTGACAAGGAAGTGGCTACTGATACGGGTAAAGGTAAGACTTCTATAAAAGGAGCAACAGCTGATGACATTGCACAAACAGTAGTAGAGGCTGTGCTCAAAACTGAGGTAGATACTGGAACTGTTACTGGTGAAGCTGCTGCTGACATAGCTGCTGTGGATACCGCGGCTGAGCAAGATGCCGCTTCTGCTGAAAACGCTAATGTGGGGGGTTCGACCCCAGAAAGCACTGCTATTGAAGGGTCTGCTGCAACACAAACACCCGATCTATCAACTGCCACGGTTGAGGATAAAGTTGTTGTAGGTGATGCTGTAGCTGATGTTGTGCCTACAGAGACAGTACCTAGGGAAGCTCCTGTATTAAAGTATGCAGAGTCTACTGTTAATCCACAGGGTGTTCCCATTAGGATATATGAAGACCCGGAAAATCCTGGGATTAATATCGTTGAGTCAGAAGGTGTTGTGCTTTATCGCAGAAAGGATATAGCTAAGGCTGAAACTCTTGCTAATAATGCTACAGCAGCAACAGTAGAACGCCACATCCCTAAAGTAAAGGCTGCACCTAAAGCAAGGCCAGAAGGTAAGACCTATAGTGGGCCTAAGCCCAAAGGAGCAAGCGATGCTTTGGTTAAATGGTTATCTGGAACTGCGCCGTTTAGACCTACCATTGCAGCGCAAAGAGCAACACAAGCAAAAAATGTAGGGCTTGATCCAACTCAGTACACCACTGAAGAAGAGTTGTATGATGCTATTATCGAGAAGATAGAGGCTACTCCAGTAGAACCAGTTGCACCAGTAGAAGCAGATGTTCAAGAGATAGCAGAAGAAATAGTTGAAGAGTCTAATATAGATAGGCTTGGTAGACTAAGAATGGAAAGGAAAGTTACGGATGAAATGTATCCTGAGATAGATGAGGATGGAGATACAATCACGATAACAAATGAAGAAAAAGTAGCGCTTATCAAGGGTGAACCTGAACCTGACAGTACAACTGAGTTCTATGACGATACGGGCTGGTATGACACTGAAGCTGCCAATCGTGCAGCCGCAAAACAAGAGCGNCTAGAGNATGAAGCTAGGTCAGCAGAAAGAAGTCTTGAAAAACAAACACCAGTATACTTAACAAGTCTTCCATTAGCTACAGCTCTTAAGAATATTTCTAATCCAAGAAAGCCAGATGGCTATGATATCAATGCGTTACGAGCTATTGCTGAGAACATACTTGAATCAGATCCATCCTTTACCTATAACAAAAAAGGCAAAAGGAAAGAGCTCGAAGCATCTATCTATGAATGGCTTATTGATCAGGAAAATATAACTGAAGTAGAAGATAACTCTCCGTATGAAGATACGTTTGATGAGGGCACTGGTATTATATCTACAGAGTATAGGGAGTCACGATCTCCTGTTGCTCCAATTGGAGATAAAATATATTCAACATATTTTTCCAATATACATAAGAAAAAAGATGGCTTTAAATATGATGAATCTCACAGATTAAGAACTTTTATTAAATCAAAGGGTGGAAATTTCTGGATCGTTTATGAGTATGGTGTGGCTAGTTGGGATAAGGGGGATAAACCTCAGTGGCGTAAGAAATATAAAACTAAATTTTCAAACTTCGAAGAAGTTAAACTAAATTATCCTGACTCATTTCCTGATGAAGACATGCCAAGCATTGTCAGGAATTTAAGTTTAGATGGGGGAATGCCTCCAGGCCCATACTTTAAAGGCCTTCCCAAACTTCAAATTGTTGAAGAAGGCTCGCGTCCAAATATTAGAATTCCTAAAAAAATAACTACAGAGTGGCCGGAATGGGAGAGTATATGGAGATCTAAAAAAGGGTTGCCAGATACCAGCAAAACAACAAAAGAATCTAAATCAATATTAGATCATCTTAAAGGGGTGAGGGGATTCAACTCTGTTGAGGTTGAAGTCTCTATTAGCGAGGAACTTGAAAAAATATTTGGCATAAACGCTGTTAAAGAGATGAGGAAGATTGGGTTTATAACTAATCTTACTAATAAAGAAGCTTCTTCTAAGAAAGGAATTGGACCAAGGACTATAGCATTTGTCCATGAAGGGAAGGTAACTTTCATTCCAGAAAGAATAGCAACAAACACTCTTGCTACTAGCGATACTGTCAGAGGGTTAATATGGCATGAGATTGGGGCTCATATTGGCAGGGATCTATTATCTTCTAACGAGTTTGCATCAATCATAGGACAGGTTCGTAAGATGTATTATGAAGGAGATACCTATGCAGTAGATGCTTTTGCTCAAGTTGCACAAAATTATAAGAGCCTACTTAAAGATTCTACAGGTAGATCTATTCAAGTAAGGGATTCAGAAAAAATATTTAGAGATGCTTCAATTGAATTCCGAGAATCAAAGAGCGGCGCTCCTGTAACCCCTGCACATGATATTTTTTGGGAAGAAGTTCTCGCTCATATGCTCCAGTATAGAGGGGAAGAATTAAATCTTCAAAGACCTTCTCTTATAAAGAGAGTTAAGGATGCATTTAAAAAATTCTTCTTAAGAATTGGTGAAGTATTTGGTATCGAAGATGCACCAACCATGAGTATAGATGACATCTTCAATCTCATGGCAGGCGTAACTATAGAAAGACTGCCGGCTTTTATTAATGCTAGTTCTGGCAAGTCCTATGAACGTAGACTCAAAGCAAGAAACGATTTTATAAATGACTCTGTAGAAAAGAATCGTATGTATCATGGGTCAAATAAAAACTGGTCAGCCCCTATTCTAGAGTTCACTGAGCTAGGACTCCATGTTGGTACAATGCAAGCGGCCCTCCAAAGAGTAAAGGGTGATGACTCCAAACTTAAGGAAGGGTACATTAAAGTTACCAACCCATTTGTTACCAAAGACATGGGCCATTTTGCTGGGCCATTAGCTTGGTCAAATAATTTAAACGACATGATGAGAGACGGAACGATCTCAGAAAAAGATTATCAAAAACTATTTCCTATTGCTAAGGGGTGGTCAAACACTCTAGATCCACTGAAGGGAGAAAAGTTAATCTTTGAAGGATTCAGAGAATTTTCAGTTGACTTAAGAGAGGCTCTTAAATCATTAGGCTATGATGCAGTCTCGTATGTAAATAAATCAGAAGATTCAGGCAGTGTTAGTTACACACTGCTATCTGATAACCAGTTTAAAAGTGTTGAATCAATATCATACGACTCTGGAACTAATGCCTTTAAAGATGCAAGAGCTGCCATCGCCTCTCCAGAAAAAGAGCTTGGCCCTACTAAGAAGATAAATGATATTGCAAAGCCGCAAGTAAAGGACACTAGAGAATCTCAAGGAAAATTATTCCGTGCTGCTAAGAGAATCCAAAGAGCCATCGAACCATTGATGACTCTTGCAGGGTATACCACTCTTGAAACTCAGAGGATGCTTACCAAGGGAGAGATAGGTAGATACCATAATATGGGAAGGGTGTTGTTTGATGTACTCTATCAGGCTGATGCCAAAGAAAAGAAAGTTATCCTAGATTACTTTGAAACAAAGAACGCTTCTCCTGATGCGCTTCCAGATAGGAAGGTTGATGTTGCTATGCTTCCTACTGTTGCTAAAGGAACTAGATCTACTGCAAGCACCTCTGAAAAACAATCAATCAAAGATGCTGTAGTTAAAGCGAAGGTTCAAATAGAAAAGCTAGGATCAGACCTGGTAGCTCAGGGCCTTATAACTAAAGAGCAATACGGTGAATGGCAGGGGCAATATCTTCCTAGAGCCTACCTTAGATACTTAGGTACCGATAGGATTGCTAGAGGTCTTGGAACAAGTAAGATGACCTACACTAAAGTAAGGTCTGCTCATGAAAATTTCCTTAAAGATATTGTGGATGGAAGGATCAAAGATCCAGGGTTCCTTGCGGGAAGATACATATCTATGGCAGGTGCTGACCTTGCTACAATTAATTACCTTAACTTTATTGCTGCTGATACAGGAAAGAATGGATGGGTTCTACCAAATCAACTAGTCAAATACAATGGAATGCAGGGTACTGTTGGATATTGGAATGAATTAGTTGGTGATATGAGGAAGAGGATTTCTCAGACAGAGCTGTTAGATCCATCTAAGGTAGAAGATATGAAGCGGGTTGCTAATGAAATACAATCCGCTATAGATAAGGTGGGGGAGATAGGTTCTCCTGAAGGGTACAAGAGGGTTCCAGATAGCGCACGATATGGGGCTATGAAAGGACTCTATGTTAAGAAGGAGATCATTGATGACATCATGGGAATGGAGTCATTGTATTCTAATAATGAATTTCTTAATAGTGTATTATCTTTCTCAACAAAAACTTCAAAGTGGTTTAAGTATACTAAAGTACCAATGAATATACCTACGCAAGCTAGGAATATTATATCTAACACTGTCCTAATGGACGTATCGGGAACAAGTTTCTTTAAGATTCCAGGCCTGCTAAGCAGGGCTATGTCAGATATTGTTGCTGATGGAAAGTATGCTCAGCTTGCAAGAAAGTATGGAATAGAGATGACTACTTTTTCTTCTGAAGAATTAGTAACTATGGATAGGGAGCTTAATAAGTTAAAGGCTGAGGATAAAAGTTGGAGTGGAATGTGGGCGAGATCCAAGATATTCTTTCATGACTATCTAGATGTAGGTGGCAGGGCATATGCAAAGACTGAGGTGATGTTTAAGATTGCCAAGATGATTGACTTTATGGAGAATCATGGCAAGAGTGAGGGGGAGGCTGCACGATTAGCTAACGAAGCATTGCTTGACTACGGTAATGTATCACAAGGTATAAGGGTTATAAGATCTCTTCCCTTTGGTTCGCCATTCATAACGTTCAACCTAAAGGCAGGGGCTCAGATGATTCGCAACATACGCAATCATCCTATTGCTGTTGCTAAGTATGCAGCTATACCATATCTAGTAGCGCAGATGTTGCTCGATCAGAATGATGATATAGAAGAAGAAGATATTCCAGCGATGAAAGAGTTGGTTGCTGACTACATGTCCAAGAACCTCACCACTATGGTGATGCCTTGGAAAGATTCAGAAGGAAGACTTAGAGTATTTGATATGGGATACTTCTTACCGTGGGGTGCTCACTTAAATCTTGGTAAGAATCTTTGGGATGGGGAGTTTGGCGAGGCTATGAAGCAGCCAGGTTTCTTTGGTGGACCCTTCCAAGCAATACCTGGGCTGATGAGTAACAAAGATCCATTTACTGGATATGAAATTTGGAATGAGGCTGATCCACCTAGGCAGAGATATGAAGATATGCTTGGGTTCATTGCAAGTTATGCTTTACCACCTATGATAATGCCAAGAAATAAATCAGGTGATGTTATAGGTAATGGTGGTCAGTTAATTAAGACTATGATGTATGCTGATTGGATAGACGGCAACATAGATAAGGATGGACTACCAAAGAATACCTTTGGGACTACCGCTTTATCCTGGTTGGGTGTTAACACTCAGCCCCTTACTGCTAAGACAGCTCAACGTAAGATATACTTTAAAGGTAAGGAAGTTAAGGCTGTAATGAATAGGTTAAGAAAACTAATTGATGATCCCAATGTAACACCAGAGAAAAGAAAACAATTAATCAATGAATACAGGGCTCATGCTATGAATATAATGAAGGAGCTTCAGGAATTACAGACAGCTTATGGAAAAGTAAGTGATGCCTTATGATTATGTAGAGGTAGAGTGGTTGGATATAGTGTCTACTGCGGGGTGGGAAAAGTCTGAGGATACAAAGCTAGCAGTCTTCTGGTCGTATGGTTATTTAATTAACCATGATAGTGAAGAGGTTAGAGTAGCAGTTTGTAAGGATGAGGAGGGGGAGTGGTTTGGGTTAACTGTTATACCAATTGGTTGTGTTAAAAAAATAACACCATTAGTAAAGAGCAGTTTATAGTCATGCTCAGGACTTGTGTTAAATGAATATCATAATAAGACAAGCTGAGAAAAAGATATAGCTCATGTACCACACTGTTATAAAGACTATATCTTTGAACATCTTGTGTTCCATTTCTGTATAGCTAGATCCTTTTGTGATTCTATCTTTGGATGAAAGCTAAAGAATAAAGAGCACTTGGAACATCCTACTAAGAACTTTCCAAGCGTAGCTTTTAGACCACAAAAAGGACATGGCTTCATGAGTAATCCCTCAGTAGTTTGCGCTGTGTTACAGCATGCATGTCATCGTAGTAACCCTCCCCGTCTAGTCCGTTTAAATTTACAATGCCTCTCCACCAGTTATACTCAGTATCTCTACACCAGTTCTCTGAGTAACTCGGATGAGAAAAGCATCCCGCGCTTAGTCCAAAGATCTTCTGACCATCTGGACGTGTCTGCTCTGCATGATTATACAAGTGAGAATGTCCTTGCACCGCTGAGCAGTGCAGTTTAGAAACTAATTGATGACCAATATGTGAAGAACTTATTGGCCTCCCCGCCACCCCTGATGTAAAGTAATGTGAGAAGTTAATACCACCTATAGATAAGTTTCCTTTAAATGGTGTGATCTTCCATCCATTCTTTTCATACTGTAGATCCTTCATTGAGATAGCGCCATCTAATTCAGGTGCTGAGTTAACTGCCCTATCTATTCTATCTTCATGATTACCAAGACACATGTGAAGTTTAGGTTTGTATTGTTTCTCCTTCCTTTTTCTTTTTGATTCATTAAGTTTCTTTATAGGAGCAAAGAGTTTCTCTTGTGCATCCAACACTGAGTCAACATCCTTGCTGTATCTCCTTCCCTCAAATCCTTTAGTACCTTTATCATATGAAGAGAGGCTTGGCATATCGCCAAAGTCTCCCAAGCATACGATTATACTAGGCTGTTTAGCTACTATGTAATTACCTAGAGCAGTGAACCTGTCATTGTCATATTCAGGTGCAGCATGACAGTCAGGTATTACTAATAGATTCTTGTTACCCTTCATTTTTTATCTCCTTTTTCTGTACAACAATCTCAATTGAACTCTCTGTATTAGGGGTTAAAGTTTGATCGAACTCTCCTTGGAAGTGTTTGAATACTTCTGGATTCCTATAGAAATCATTTACTAATGTGACCCTCTCTATGTTAATATTAGATGAGAACTTAATCAGTAAATCAAGTACATTTATTGAAACCGGAGACCAGCTATTCTCTTTGTGGATTGTAAATGTATGTTTATGTTCCAAGCTCCAACGGCTAGGGAAAACACCACCTTCATATATGTCTTCATCTGGAACTGTAATGATGAGAAATCCCCCAGGTTTTACAATCCTGATCCAGTTATACAACGCTTCTTGAGGGCTGTTGATATGCTCAAGGCAGTGGCTAGAGGATAGAAAATCATAGGTATCATCTTCTATTCCATCCATGAACTGGGCATCGCCATCTCCCTTGTCTATATCCCAAGTTTTAGCGGACATCATTAAAGGAAAAACTCTTACGTACTGGCCTAGTGGATCAATCGCTCCGCCTATATCTATACCATTACCTATCAAGTATCTAGTATGAAAAGAGCCATCATTAAATCTCCGCTTGGCTGCTTTACTTTGTTCATTCATATTTAATTACCATTATTGTTGTGAGGAAATTGCTCTACGCTACCCCCCTACCATAGAGCAATTTTCCACTGTTATTTACTCTTTGATTTCAATGACTTACGAATGCGTTTTTTAGGTTTGACAAAGGTAGATAGGCCATATGGGGAGTCCCCTTTTACAGCCGCCTTCAGCTCTCTACTCATCATTCTCTTGGCATCTAACTGATCTCTATATAGTAGCTCAAACTGCATAGCGTTCCATACTGGAGAGCATAGATCCATGTTGTCTGCCGCTGTCATAACAATCTGGTTTCTGGTGAATTCATTTCTTGCTACTTTCTTCCAATGAGCTAATGACTTCTTGTATTCTGCTGTCGTCATCTCGTCATCATCATAGAAGGGTTTCATATTCCACATACTCCACTAAGACATTGTTCTTCTGAGTTATCCTCATAGATTACACCACGTTTAGCATGAGCTTCCTCATATGGTACGGCTGTAATAGGTTGCCCACCCCTTGCTCCATCAGGATACACGGTCAGACCGCGTAATCCATGAGCATACTTAGCAATAAGAGTAGCATATTTATCAATAGTATGTTCTCCATTTAGTTCTGTCCCCCATGCAGGTAAGTTAATAGTGCTACTGATAGCGTGATCTACATATTTCTGTAACTCAAACTGGAACTTTATCCTACGCTCTACATCCTCCGCTAAATCTATAGATGATTCAATTTGATCTGGCTTAATGCCCTGTTCAATCAATGCCTCGGCTGTACCGTCAATGACAAACTTATACTTCCATCTTGTTCCATCCGTAAGGTAGCGTCTGCGGTATGCCACGGCGTAGATTGGCTCCACTCCAGAGGTTGTTCCCGCGAGAATGCTAATAGTCCCTGTTGGAGCGATTGCTCTGTAGCCTTTAGGACTGTTGAGAAAAAGTCTGTTGCAATGAGCGTCAGCGGATCGTTTGCTTTCTCGTTCATACTCCTTCATCCATTGTTTAAGTTCATCTGTCATCTCGTACTTATAGTTTCTCTTGAGTAACCACTCATGCATTCCCATAAGCCCAAGCCCTATGCGACTGTTCTGCATTCGTACCTTAGCTACCTTTTCATATGGAAGCTGTGCTCTAATTAAACCACATACTAAGAACTTAGACGCAAGAGAAACGACTTCTTTAAACTCTTGTATCGTTTTGATATTAGCAAGATTGACACTTCCCAGGTTGCACACATCACTATCATCTTCGCTTGTAATTTCTGTACAAGCATTTCGTAACGTTTCATTTTGTTTATCTCCAAAGTTAAAGGAGAACCCAGGCTCTCCGGTCATCATAGCTTGCCTAACATTATCTTTAAACGTTTGATTCATTGGATCCTTAAGCCAAGCGTCATCATAATTTAAAGATACATTCATCATGTCCAATGGAGCAGGCCAGTTGAAGTCAAGCTTCTTTAGCTCAGCTAGGTTGGTGTCTCCTATCTTATGGTCATGCCAGTTCTTAGCCTTGAGTAATGTATGGGCATCTTCATGCTGCCAGTTCATNCTACCATAGAGAGCAGACCTACGGCTACCACCTTGCATTACATTCCTACCNACCTCNTTCAGTGTATAGAGTAANGGGATTGGTCCGGATGCTACACCTCCTGTTCTTTTTAATATCCTACCAGATGGCCTAGCCCTAGAGATATCAACACCTATTCCACCTCCAGTCATCAAGCATGACATTGCCCTTTGTGTAACGCCAGCCCAATCTTCTCTCGTATCCTCCTCCAACCTAAGAAGATAGCAGTTGTTATAGAAGCGAGCCTCTCTGTTGGCATAATAAATGTACCTCCCTCCTGGCATAAACTTAAAGTCTGATATGTATTGAACCAATTGATCTCTATCAGACTTCTCCATTAAGTTATTCTTAGTGCCATTGAAGTCACCACATACACTATTAACTATGGAGTGTGCCTTATCATCCCAAGTTTCATACTCAGTAGATGCATATTTATTTTTAAATATATCTTCACCAAGTTCTGTTCTAAACTTCATATGATTTCTCCGATTTAATTTCTCCATTTCCTGTGCTTCCAAATCCTCCATCACCTCTTATATAAGAGACACCCTTAGTGCTGCTGATAACAGGAGACAAGTAACTGTGGAATACAAGTTGCGCTATCCTGTCTCCACGATCTATATCATATGGCATATGTCCTGAATTAAATAGAAGAACTTTTACTTCTCCTCTATAGTCTGGATCAATAGTTCCTGGAGAATTAAGAACGAACACTCCATGCTTTGATGCTAGACCACTACGACTTCTTACTTGCGCCTCTATCCCTATTGGCATATTTAATTTAATACCAGTTCTAATCATCTTACGATCTAAAGGTCGTACAACTTCATCTTCTGTTGCATATAGATCATATCCAACAGAGAATTCTGTTGCTTTCTCTGGCGGTAGATAACAGTGATCCATTGTCTCAACTTTTATTTGATCTTTCATTTATATATTTGTCCTTAAGTTTATTTTCTTTAGCGTACTCCATGTACTCTCCTAGAGTGCAGCCTGCATGGTTTTCAAAACATTCATTCCAGGATTTAAACTTTACAGGCTCATCACTCTTCCCTTTATATATCTCTCTTGCTAAGAAATATATTACCTCATCAGCAAGCCTCCCTTTAGAACGGTATGTCATCAGCAGAAACCTCTTTAGAAATAGATGCCATCTCTGCTCTAGCATTGCTTGACACTTCTCTCTTAGTCTCTGGTGCTGAAACATCCACCTCTTTGTATGCATCAGGACTGTTAATCATCTGCATCATCTGACCTTTGATGTCGGTTGTATATTTATCTACACCGCTCTTGTCAGTATACTTACGATAATCAATTGACCCTTCTACATATAGGTTGGTTCCTTTAGTAACATAGCTCTCAACAACTTCAGCCTGTCTTCCAAAGAAGACTACGTTATGCCAGTCAGCCTTCTTGTATTCTCCCCAACCTGACTCAGTTACCATTGAAACCTGAGCAATCTTGCTATCATTCTTTGT